AACCACTGAACATGCCCCGATAGCAATGTTCCGCAAGTGTAGTGGCTGGAAGTTCAGGAGCCGTGGTTAAAGAAGTACAGCCATAGAACATGCCCAGATAGCAATGTTCCGCAAGTGTAGTGGCTGGAAGTTCAGGAGCCGTGGTTAAAGAAGTACAGCCATAGAACATATAAGAATACCAATTTGCTTGGCTGTGCATCTCAACATCCATAGAAGCGTGGAATGCAGTCAAACCGGTACATGATTGGAATAGGCGACAACATCCGTAATATGAATCTACAGTCTTCGAGCCGAGATAGTCATCTTTAAAGAATCTTGCAAAATTTCCGTAAGCCTGAATATCACCAGATGGTATTACAAATTGGAATATGTCTCCTAACAAGGGGTCTGCAGTAGCACTATCCTTATGCCATGTGTAGTTCTGTCCTATTCGGCAGAATACTACACTACCAGCGGCCAGTGATGCCACAAGTACATTAGAAGTTGCTACCCTGGTCAACTGGGAGTATTGCAGCGAACTGTAATCATAGGTGTCGACCTGTTCTGGAGTCCAATCAGAAGCTACGGCATAAAAGAATGTGGTGTTATTGGATCCTCCCCACCAGACTGATATGTCTGACGTCGAATCACCTGCGTTATACAGGCCGAAATGAGGTCTGCTGTCCTCATATCTTGCAGTGATGTTCTTGGTTACGGTCACTGTGTTGCCATCTACAGAGAATGTAGCAGTGACAGTTGTTGACTGGTTTACATTTATACCAGCTACACTTACGCCAAAACCGGCAAGCGACGTATTACTAATCTCAAATATCTCATTGCTTGCTTCAACCGATACCAGGCTTACTTCTACATCATAATCTGATGGGTTATAGCCGAACTGATACGACTGTGAACCTGCACCATCTGGAGCTGCAAAATAATCAGGACCGACAATACTGATGTTGGGCGTCTTCTTGTGTGTCACCTCCACCTGGACTGTCTTGGTAACGCCTACAGCCACAACGGTGATTTCGGTATCGTAGGATGCGCTGCCGTTATAGGTGACGGAGAAACCGTTTGTGTGGATATTGGATATGGACACATTGGGGCTGTCGCATGTCACCTGTGGAAGAGCGCTTGGTGTGTCGCAACCAACAGGCAGCCATGCAATGGCATAGTTCTTGGCGACAGGCTGGCTGTTGACTATTGTGATATCTGTGTCACCTGACACATTGAAATTGTTGGCGTGCACCGTACCCTTAGCTTCTACGGAATACTGATGAGTTGCACTTGGGTCAAAGGATAGATAGTGATTAAGGACTATAGTCGCCTCCCACCTCTCCTCCATTTCACTGTTGGCAACATGCAGAATGTTACCTTCGATGGAGCACAGAGCCTCCACCTCCTCTTCGGTGATGGTACCGGATATGACTGTGATGGAATCGATAGACAGCACCAGAGACTGAATGGGTATATCATCTTCGGATACTATGGTCAGTTCAGAGCTTCCTCCCTCTATTATAGTTGACGGATTTGCGGACAGCTCATACTGCACGTGTGTAGTAGCACCATGATACGTTATGCCATTCAGTCCGAGAAGATACATTGTTGACATGGATATAGAGCCGCTTTCAAGCTCGATATGTCCAGAGAACGCACTGGTGATGTCTTCGCTGTTTATAAGTGCGACAATTGTGTCAATCTGTTCGGTCGTCACAGCCATCGGTGCGGCGCTGCTGCCGAATTCAAGTGTGACACTCTCCAGCGCCCCGAAATCCTCCATGTCAGTTATCATATCCAGAATGTCAATGGTGATATCCTCAGGACAGCCCTCCACATCTATGGTCACAAGGCTCTCGCTTGATTCAAGAGACAGTTCCTCCAGGTCCTTCTTGTCTATGAGTGTCAGGTTTCTAAGTGTCTGAGGCAGATAGATGGTATTAAGCGGACCGCCTTCACTGAGGACTATGGACGTAATTCCGGTACCATCAGCATACAGTTCTTTGAGGTTGATACAGCTTGACAGATTGACAACACCAACAAGCGTCTCGATGTTTGACAGGACAAGTTCCTGCAGCGAAGTGGCGTCACCTATGCCAAGGCCGGTTATCTCAGAGCGGATATCCTCTATATCATCACGGGTACCAATCTCAAGAGACGTCAGCATCTTGCCGTTGACATCCACGCTGCCATGAATGGCGGCATTGTACAGCGGACCGAGAGAACTGATGTAGGACATACCGTTGATTCTCTGTTCCTGGTCGCCTTCTGTCGGAGGCAGTGTGACCTCCCATGATGTCTGCTCGTTGCCCGGATAGATACGTATGCCCCTAATAACTGTCTGTCCGTTCTGCACTGACGGATACATGTATATGGCAGGCGTTATCTCGAAGGTATTACCTACCGGGTCGGAATATGGTCTGGTAGTAAACACGTCTGTCGTTGACCCTGCAGCGAAGTTACCGCAGGTGTATTTGGAGCTCATGTAGATGAATCTCAACCTGAGCCACTGCTTTTCAGCGTAGTAGCAGTTGCCGCTGTCCTGTGACAATGCTATGCCCCTGTACTGATAACCTACGGACATATGGCCATAGCCGTATCTTAGACGTCCTGTCTCGTTATACAGGGCCTCCGGGAAATGGTTCTGGGCATTGTCGAAGATATAATGCTTGCACCAGCTGTCGAACATGGTGAGCGGATCTGCTGACTGGCCGTATCCGAGCGCAGGGATAAAGGTACTACGCATGTATGTGTCAATCTCGCTGGCAAAGCACTCCCTGATGAGCAGCCAGAACTGGTTGTCCGTACCGTTGAAGATCATAAGGTTATCCCTGCCGTATGAGGCATAGTTGTCCGTTATCTCAACGCAGTACTTCTTGTAGTTCTTACCCTGGTTCTCCGTCTGCATTGCAGAGTCAAGGTCATCCTGTCTCCAGCAGATGAGCTTGTTTTCACCGGTACAGTCCAGGACGAACGGATAGGTGTTCTTCGTCAGGTTATCTGAGCAGGCGAAGAACTCGATGAATGCGATATGATACTTTGCAAAATCAACGGAGAAGTACTGACCGACCTCAAGCTTAAACTTGACCTTTCTTGCCTTCTTGAACAGTTCGTTTTTCTCATTATCCGTCTTGTCTGCAAGGTCTTCTGATGTGAGTCCGTAGCCCTGGTCAACCAGCTGGTCACTCAGGTTGATGCCTGATGGTGTCCATCCCAGTACCGAGTTGTAGTAATACATGTCATACATAGTTGCACCTGACGGTGAGAGCCAGTATGAATAGGATGTGTCAAGCTCTGCAGAACCCATGCTCTGCGGCGTCCCGTTGTACGGACGTATTCTCTGCATACACCCATACACGAAGTTATATGCCGGTTTCCATACCGACTCTATATATGCCGGTTTCTTACTGGCATCCTCCCATGACTTGACTTCATTGAGATAATATGTCTCATTCTCGCTGTCCACAGAAACAGTATCATCGTTCCAAGGTATGATGAAATTAGAACCGAGCGGTTCATTGTCACTACCCTCCATGAATAGTGAATTTCCGGTCCAGTTGAATGTGGACTTGTCACCCTTGTCAGGACCGACAGTGAACAGGCCGACGAAGGACATGGTGCCATCCAACTTTCTCTGGAAGCCAGCCATGGGCTTCTGGTAGATGGATATCCTCTGTGTGTCAGGGATAAGTCCTATGGCCTTGGCTATGTCCGTATATGCCGCTGTCAGTCCAATCTTATGGCTCTGCATGGATGATGCCCAGTTGGCCTTGGCGCACATCTTTGTTCCGCCAGCGGTCCACTTATAGTTCTGGCCCAGACCGCCATATTCAGCGTTGGTGCCGTAGTTGTGTGATGTCGTTCCCTGCCATTTCAGATCCGTGACATTGAACACCTGCACATCTTCATTGAGCATGTGTATCTCAATCACCGCTGCGGTAGACTGCGATGATGACCACGTTCTGGATGGCAGCTCATTGCATTCGAACACAATGACATTGCATGACGCCTTCACCCTGTTGAAGCTAACAATGCCGTTCTCACGCACGGCATTGCGGTTCTTGTATTCCATCTTGTCATCCTCGGTGGCCATCCAGTTACAGGTGTTCTGTTCTATTTCAGATTCTGAGAGTACCTTTTCGTATATACGCACGGCATACAGGTCAATATCACAGTAGTCCGAACCTATCATTATGGGTGAATTGACATTGAGGTCCCTGTCGAATGAGAACCACCTCTGTCTGCATCCATTGATGTAAATCTGGCATGCAGAGAAGTTATCCACGGTCTCCACCGAACCGTTTGGTTGCGGCCTGACAACTATTGCCACATGCATGTATTCGGTATAATCGACGCCGGCATTCTGGTCGTCATGCAGCGTGGCGGATGGAGTGAACAGCGCAATCTCATTGCCGTTGATATAGAAACCGTTACCAGCCTGGCTCAGACATGATATGGCATTGCTGTCAAAATCACGTATGTTACTTAGCTTATACAGGAATTCAATGGTACGCCCGTCGGCGCTGCCCATGCTCAACGGAGTAAGAGGCAGTATCATATTACTGCCTGCAAGCAGGCGGAAGGCTGTCCTTACTGTACCGTCACGCAGCGTTTCATTCCGGTATCCGTCAGCCTCGGACCATCCTACACCGGTTATTTCAGGCGTTACAGCCTCCCCTGTTATGGCATTGTAGAACGTGTCGCGGTTGGACTGTGTGTTGCTTCTGCCGTTGAATTTCAGCAGTACTGTCGCTCCCGCTGTTGCGGCATAACCCTCCTTATTCGAGAAAGTGAAGGTCTCTTCAAAGGTTGATGTCCCGTCAATGGAGGCGACAACGTCAATGTCGAAATCCGAATCATCGGACCTCTCCAGCTCCAGAGACAGGTTATAGGGAACGACCGCTCCTGACTCCACGTACATGTCACCCGTGTCAGCAACCTTCTCTGCGCCGTCATACGCCTTAATGTCAAGTGTCGGGTTTCCGTATCCCACTATCACGGAGTATTCGAACATCCTGTTGGTGGAGTAGTTTTTGAAGCCTGAGCCCACGTTGTTCACCAGCATATAATTGTTGGTATCGGTTGTCGTGAGACAGCAGATGTTGTACTCAAGCGGTGTAGCGGCAAGCCCGGAAAGATATTCGTCGGTGGCCGTCAGTTCAATCTTGACGGAATACACCCCTGATGCTCCACCGTTGAGATACGGATGCGGGAATGTAAGGTCGTAGTTTGTTGACAGCTGCGATGATGGTACGGTCTTCGATGAACGCGTCACTCCCTGCGCGTCCTTGACTGTCACCGTCAGGACAGCGTTGACATTGAGGTTGATGGACAGCGGGACATGCCAGGACTGATTCAGGACAAAGGGACTAGCCCACCAGGTGTTCCCTCTGGTCTCCAGTCCTATGTTGGCTTTCGTCACATCATAGAATGCAGAACGGGCTGTCTTACCTTCGGGGTTGGTGGCGCGGAGCACAAAGGTGGCACCATCCGACACATACGGCGTGATATTCACCGTGAGGTCTCTGTTCGTCGCCACGTTGCCTATGGCACTGGTTGTTATGTTACCGTTGATGGTGACATCTATGGTCAGATAGACATTCCTGTCGTATTCTTCCTCGGTACCGTCGTCATGGACCAGCATGGAACGTATCTGGAACGGGAAATTGTAAGGCTCGGAGCCATTCACCACAATCTGGCCGGAAGGAGTATTAATAAACTTGAATTCAAGATCGCCCATAGCGATAATCTCTTCTATCGTGCTCAGACGCTGTGAAGTTTCATCGTACTTGCTCCCAAGAAACTCCCTGACCTGCTTTCCACTCTGGGGCAGTCCGTCTGTCGGATTCACCTCCCATGAATCGTCGAATGACTCAATCTCATATTGTGAATGTCTCTTTGCCATGTTATATTGTGTTTGATTCAATTTTCTTTCCATCTCTCATCTTCAAGCCAGGGCAGCAGCTCCCTCCACACTCCTGAAGAGAAGCATGAAAGGATGGCCTGTCCAGCCATCAGAAGACGTCTTCTGAACTCACTCATTTTCTATTTCTATCGCCATGATTATTCCGACCCCATTCAGTATGCTGACCTCATACAGACACTCGGCCTTGCAGACGGGCTCATCATTCCAGACAATTCCGTCGATATTTACAAACGGACTCTCCTCCTGCTCCCAGTCCGCTGATGTCGTGAACTGGAACATGTACTCGTTGGCTATGTCATCATGCTCCGGCGTCGCCAGGGATGTGATACGAAGCGTATCCATCGCTTCAGCCCAGACATGTAGGATGTTGGGTTCTATGTTGGCTATTATGGTCTGCGACACCGGATGTGTCTCGATCATCCTCTTGGCGTCTTCAGCCAACTTGCCTATTGTTACTGAGTTGTCAACGAGAGTGAGCAATCCGACGCTATATGATATAGAATCCGGCACAGTCGGATAACCGTTATATCTTGTCGTTGTCTTGGTCCACAGGAAACGCCCTGATTCGACAGTTGGTATCTCGCTGTTCCAGCCAGTTGTAGGCGGTGTGACGGCAGAGCTGCTGCTGTTGTATTTGACATCAACGCTACTGATGTTTTTCAGGTGGTCAACAAGGAACTGCTCATGGTCTACTTCAGCCTGCTCCTGTCTTGCCTCTTCATTTCCCTCGAATGCATCCTGTCTGTTCTGCTCGTTACCTGAAAAGGTTGCCTGCATCAACGCCTGTGAAGTCAAGAATGCGGTTGACCTGTTCTGCTGCGCTGTCGTGAATTCATCTGCCATACTCTCCTGCGCGGCGTCAAACTCATCCTGGCGTGTTTGCTCGTTGTTATCAAACACATCCTGACGTGCTTGTTCGTTGGATTCAAAGGTGCTCTGTCTTTCCGCCTCCGCCAGCTGTCTCTCCGCTTCCTTGCCCTGTCTTGTCGTTTCCTGGCTCTGTCTTGTTGTTTCCTGGCTCTGTCTTGTTGTTTCCTGGCTCTGTCTTGTTGTTTCGTTGATTTGTCTTGCCGCTTCATTATCTTCACGTCCAGCCTCAGCCGTCTCCCATCTGCCGACCTTATGCGCCCAGCTCTCGTGTTCGCCCTGTTCCTCGCCGTCATTGTCGGGGTCAAACTCATAGTTGACGCGGTCTTCCGCTTCTTCGTAAATCTCGACCCATGTCTTCTCGTCACCTTCATACCCATGGAACACAGCTATCTCATATATACTGAGGCCATCGATACCGTATGGCACGGCCCCTGTGACAACAGACACAGAATAATCATCGGTCACATATTGCTGGTCGCTGGAAATGGCAAATACATTCTTCGCCTCTGATTTTATCAGGTTGCGGTTGTTCACGAATGTACACGGAAGATGGCCATTGTTTCTTATCCAGATGGCATAAACTGAATACACCCCTACCGGCAGCGACTCCGGGGTCTCGAAAACGACATCCCCGTCAGCGTTTATACTGTGCTCTACGAATATCGTGTTACATTCGCTCTGAAGAAAAACCTTGAGATTGGCATCATCGTCAAATGATTCCCTGTTGCTGCCTGCGCCTTTATATATTGACCACGTGACCGTGATACTGTTATCATTAAAGAAGTACTTCATATTGCGTATATATGATATAACGCCACCAAAATAATAATGTATCACATGATGCATTTGCGCTTTTGGCCAAACAAAATAAGGTGGCCGATTTTCAGCCACCTTATCCATTCACATTACATGATTTACTATTAGCTGGCATCACCGCCACCAGCGGATGGTGCCGGTGTCTTCATGATGGTCTCAACCTCTGCGGCCAGCGTAGTCTCAGTGAAATGGGATGCATCCCATGCTCCGGCGCTGTGGCCGCCGGCCTTGCACTTGTAGAGCTTGCCGCTGTAAACCACAAGGTCCTTCTCGACATACGCCTTGGTGGTGACAAACTCAGGGAAGCCGTACACCGTCTTCAGTTCGGACACTGAAGACAATGTGCCTGTCAGCGCCGCCTTGATAGCGTTCACCAGTTCAGTGAGGATCTTCGAGAGCTTCTTTGTTCCCGGATTCGTGATGCCAAACCTGTTGACATGCAGGAAAGATTTGATTTCGTCAAATGTCATAGTTGTAATTATTTAAGTTGTTGGTTTCTTGTGTCCACTCCGGCCATAGTCAGAGCTATGTTCAACATGGAGTCAGCATGTTCATCCCTCCAGGCCTGCAAGACCAGTCCGGCAATGCAGTACATGACAGGGCGTATAAGTTTTTCGCCTATGTTGTATGTGTCATTGTCGCTGGCCGTACTTGCTCCAGTTGGTTTTGTCCTCTCCCTCTTGTATATCACCTGACAGTCAGCGGTGGCCTCAAACTCATACGTTATTTGCGAATCATCATATTCATATTCTATGCTCTCTACATTTGTCAGCGAGTATAGTTCCAGTGTCCGTAACGCTCCATTGTTTGTGCCCCCGATAACGTCTGCCGGTGTTATGGTGAACCCAACCTTTGGCCTTTCCTCTGTCCCTGTGGTATAAGGATTCTTCAACTTGGCATATTCCGGACTCGTCGATGGTATGAACTGATACACCGGATACGCCCACTCATGACCGGGTATCACAACTTTCACATCGGTATGTGAAGGCTGTTTTGTCACCTTATACAGATTGGTTATGCGCGCAGAAACAAAACGCACAAACTTATCAGTCAGGTACACCTTGACAACCGGTCCGACAGAAACCTTGCGGTTAGGTTCGGTTTGTGTTGGGGGTTCGAGAACCTCAACTATGTTATCAGTGTGTATGTATGTGCTGCCAACCGCTTCGGTGTCCAGCAGCGCTTCATCGGCGGACTGGTATATCATCTGTATAGCATCATCAATTTTGGACTCGATGAGCTTGTCAAGATTGACATTGTCCACGCCGGCCAGGAATGATGCGTCATTCACACCAATCTCGTCCAGAGCAGCCTTGACTGCGTTCTTGATATCCGAAACCGTTGTTGCCATACTTTACTTCCTTTTCAAATCAGAATTTCACATTGGGGAAACTGACGTTATACTTCTCCATGAGCGCCTTGATATCTTCGTCACCCTCAGGTTTCTCTCCCTTGTCGGCGAAGAACTTCACAATGTCGTTCATGTTCTTGCATGACTCTACAGCCTGCGCTGAAGAACCGTCATCGTCATTACCGCTGTTGCTGGCCTTGCCACCTTTCCCACTCTTGCCGCCTTTGGTCTTTTCTTCCTTGGCAGCCTTGTCTGTTGGTTCAGGCTTCTTGTCCGATGCCTCCGGAAACGCTCCTCTGAGCTTGATCACACTTCCGAAGCGGCTGTCATGCTCAATGGCGTCCTGTACAAAGCGGTCGTTGGTGCTGAACTCAGCTCCCCTCTGTCTTGCTGTGTTTCCGTTGGTGAACTCCACCTTAACGTCTATGCCGAAATATTTGAGGTGCAGCACAGCACACTGCTTTCCTACAAACTCGTAATCTTTAATCATGTTTCTTTAAGTTGTTTGTTTGTCAAGCAAGAAAGGGCAGTGTGCGGCTTTTCTTCCCCACACCGCCCCTTGCTATAATCAGAGACTCATCAGATCTGATAAGCCACCCATGCGCTGCTTACGTACTTGTAGGTACCGATGCGGTGAGTACCGTCGTCCTCGGTCAGGTAGTAGATAGCGGTCGTGCTCTGGTCTGACAACGGGAGCTCGGAGACAGATATGATCTGCTTCTGGTTGTCGCCGCTCATGGAACCGGCAGCCGATACATCGGCACCGATGAAGATTGAGTTCAGTCCGGTCAGCATCAGACAGTCATCATTGATGACATAGTCGGTAGATGCCTGACGTACCTCGCCGCCTTCACCCTTGGAGTGGTCAACGGAGATTGAGGTGTTCTCGTACTCGTAGTGGATGGCCTCGTTCATCGGGAGTAGGATGCCGTTGTTGGACATGCCGTTCTCGTCAAGCGAGAACTCCAGCTTGAACTCCAGAGTGCCGAAGTTGGATGTGAGGCTCTTGACGACAACGTTCAGGTCATCGCGCTTGGTTTCCATCTTCATCTCAGGATGAGAAGAGAAGTCAATCACCTCCAGCCCTTCAAGGAACTGCGAGCCGCAGTAGACCTGGGCCACGTTGCTCTTTGAGTACTTGGTGAAGGCGATGCGGGTGAGTGCGATAAGGTCCTCAATGGTCGGCTTGCCTGTGAACTCGTAGGTGTTCTGCAGCTGGGTCACGATACCCTCCTGGAAGTAGCAGTACTCCTCGCCGTACTTGGCAGATGTCTTGGTGATAACACCCGGCTGGCCAACGAGCAGTGTCGATGTGCACTTTCTGCGGAAGGTGTCGAGGATGGCATCCTTGACCATCTGGCCACCGAAAGCAGCCTCCTTCTTCATCTTCTCGTAGAACTGGGTCTTGGTGATGGCGCACACCTTCTTCTGCAGGTAGGCCTGACGCCACTGTGGGAGGAAGTTGTCAGGAGCGACCTCAACCTCTGACTCTGACAGGGCCGATGCCATGGCGCGCAGCTTGGTGTTGGCGTTGATGGCGGGCACATAGGTCTCGTGACTGGTTTCGTCAATAGGACCGTTGATGGCGATTACCTTGACGGTACCGCCCACGTTGCTGGTGACATACAGCATCAGCGGCTTGCCGTTGGCGTTACCTTCAGCATCATATCCGGTCACACCGAATACGCGGATGGTGGTTGACTCCTGGAAGATCTTGGCGTCATTGGCATACACCTTGAGCTCCACCTCGTGGTCGTGGTCGGCGTTGGTCATGTTTGACTTGACCTTGGCCTCAAGAATAGCCTCACCGATGACGGGGTGCCTGGGGTGCTTGGTGCGGACGGGCACGCGTCTTGCCAGCTTGCGGAAGTCGGTGTCAAGAGCATACTTGTGCGCCTGATACTTCATGATGTACTCATCAATCTTGTCGTCGTCAAGATCAGCCTGTTCTACAGCAGAACCTGTTGCGGCATGACCCTGCTGGTCGATACCCATTCCGGGTACATCAGGTGTTGCGTTATCCAATGGCTTGCCGTCGTTGGGGTCTGTGTCAGAACCATTCTCACCGATGGTTACAGCCATACAAGCGCCACCGGTTGCGATGGCAAGTACAAAGAGCAGAATGCTGCTCATAAGTACAAATAGATTTTTCTTCTTCATTTCTTATAAGAATTTTGTTAAACTGATTTTTCTCATCTCTCCTATCAATCGTCAACGAACGGATTGCGTTTCTTGGGTTTTGGCATAGCCTTGGGTTCCTTGACCGGAGCCTGTGAACCCATCTGTGTCGTCGGCACGGCGGGCATCTTGCGCAGCTTGTCCTTCACGTTTGTCTCCAGACCCTGCTGCATCCCTTCAGCCTTGGCGTCCTCGACAGCGGTGTCGTAGTTGCCGCCCTTGGCCAGCTGCAGGAACACCTGCGGGTTGATCTTGCCTATGATGAGGTCATCCATGATGTCGAACATCATGCCTATGGTGTTCTGGGCTTCCTCGTCACTGATGCCGGCACCCTTGGCAGCATCCATGCATGCCTTGATGCTTCCGGGAAGGTTGGTTTCACGCTGTTTCTTGATCTCGTCACCCTTGCTGACAGCATCAATGTGCTTCTGTCCTGCCTCAGCAAGTTTCTTGACGTACTCCCCGTCTTCCGTCAGAGCCTTGAGGTCAAGCCCCCTGTTCTCGGCCAGCCATACGATAGGGTCAAAGTTCTCGGCCTCCTGTGATGCCAGAACCAGGTCCTGCAGCAGCGGAGACTTGCTGATATTCTCCTTGAGGATACCGGCTCTCTTCTCGAAGCCTTCATACTCGTCCATCATCCTGCCTGCCTGGTCGTAGTATGCATCCTCGTTGTTCATGTCAACATCAGGATAACGCCCGGCGAATCTCTCGAGGAAAGCGTCTTTCTTGGTTTTCTGTTCTGTAGCCATTTTCGCTTGTTTTCAAGCAAAATAATCCCATAAGACAAAGTCAAAATGCGGATTTGGCCACAAACAATATAATATTTAATTAGATTGGTTCTAAATAGCATCAAATCATTATATTTGCACCAGATAACAACAGAACGGAATGGAGGCCGGTCTGCAAAAAGCAGATACTATGACCGCATCCGTTTATTATGACGAGAGGTGCGCCGCTCTCCTCAAGGCCTACCGCAAAGCTCTCTCCAGAAAAGACATCCACTCGCACAACGAGGCTATCATTGCCGCCATATCGTCACCCGCTGACCGCTTCTGGGTGTCGGTCTTTCAGGCCTACCGATATATCCTGCTCTACAAGAAGGGTGTGCTACCAAGCTCGGCAAGCAAGAGAAAGCTTGTAATTGACCTGTGCCGCGAATATGAGAAGCTTGCCTCAAAACCAATGTTCAAAGGATACTCCACGTTCTTTATCGTGCAGTTTGCGGTGGGTATGCCGGCACCGGAATTCTACATGTCATACCGCACGGCAAGGAGAATAATCGAAAGGATGCGCCATGGGAAACACTGAACTGAAGAAATACATACCATCTCTGGTTATGACATTACCCGCAGTGTTCCTGCTGGCTTTCGGGCCGCACGGATTCACTACATCTGCTTTACTCCCGGGATGTCTGTACTACCATTTCTTCCATGCCAATATATGGCACCTGCTGGGTAACCTGCTGGCTCTGTTTCCGTTCCATCCGAGATGGAAGACACTGGGTGTGGCGTATGCCTCAGCGACACTGGCGGCCATCATACCGTGTGTCGCCGTCGCTGATGTCACATGCGGCATGAGCGCGCTGCTGTATGCATGCTTCGCCCGCAGCTATGCCGAGAAGAGAATGAGTCCCATCCCGCTGCTCGCAGTCAACATGGTGTTCATATTCGTTCCTGCTGTCAACTGGAGAGTACACCTGGCGGCATTCATCATATCGTATGTCACATGGCTTCTGATAACGTCAAGGAGGAAAGGCTGATAGAGTCTGTCCTTGCCGTCAGCAACGAAAGGAAGACCGAGATTCTTGGCACCCATGACCAGGTGACAGGAAAAGGCGTGCCGCGCCATGACTACCGCATGCAGCTTGTCGGCTATCCTATCGCCGACCAGTATCTCACGGATGACGTTTACGACCATCCGCTGTATTCATCGGTAAGGGAGAAGAAAGGCCTCAAGAGATACGTGCAGTGGTTCAATAAGACTTATGGTAAGCAGCTGTCCGAGCTGCTGACAGTGGAGATGCTCATCATAGAACTGATGGTCATACGTATAGCGCTTGACCCGTATTTCGCCTTTGCCGTATGCTTCCATATCAAGGACAAGCGCAGCGGCAAGATGGTGCCGTTCAACCTCAACTACGCCCAGATCAGGATGCTGGAGATGCTGGAGGATATGCGCCGCCGCTTCGTACCTATCAGACTGATACTGCTCAAAGCCCGCCAGTGGGGTGGTTCTACTCTGGTGCAGCTCTATATTGACTGGATACAGATGTTCATACGCACCGGCTGGAACAGCATCATCCTTGCTCAGACCAAGGACACGTCACGCCGCATCAAAGGCATGTTCCATAAGGTCGTCGAGAACATGCCGGATTTCATCTTCGGTCCGTCACTGAAATTCTCACCGTATGAGTCATCACAGTCAGATTTCATACTCACAGACAGCCATGGCAAACCGGTACGCGACAACGTCACTACAGTATCGTCATACGAGAACTTCGAGTCCACACGTGGCGCTGACTTCGCCATGGCACATTTCTCCGAGGTGGCCTTCTGGCGCACCACACCCGGCAAGTCCGCCGAGCAGCTCATCACCAACATAGCCGGCGGCATGGGTCCTTATCCTGACACGCTGGAGGTGCTGGAGTCAACAGCCAACGGCCAGAGCGGTTTCTTCTATGATGAATACCAGCTGGCCAAGAAGGGCAAGTCCATACGCAAGAGCCTGTTCGTGCCGTTCATGTGGATAGAACATGACATGCTGGAGTTTGCCGATGAAGCGGAGAGGAGAGAGTTCGCAGTGCGGCTTGTCCGTAACCGCTTCTCCATGGAGGAGACAGAGACAACGGATTCCGGAGCATACAACTGGAGCCTGTGGAACAAAGGTGCCACGCTGGAACATCTTAAATGGTATATCCTGAAACGCGCGTCTTTCCATGACCATGCCAGCATGGCTCAGGAAGCGCCCAGTGACGATGAGGAATGCTTCAAGTTCTCAGGCATACATGTCTTCTCTCCGTACCGCATAGCCGAACTCAAGGAGATGTATGTCAAGGAACCAATCTGGAAAGGTGAGATAACACGCTCCAACAACCGTGTGCATCTGTCACAGAGCGACACCGGACAGCTGTGGATATGGCAGCATGCCGAGAAGAGCGATTTGGCTAATGACTACCTTGTCGTAGTGGACCCAGGCGGCAGGAGCAAGGACGCCGACCCGTCATGTATCACCGTCATCAGCCGCAAGGCCCTTGTCTTCTCCGGCGGCAAGCCTGAGGTGGTGGCCCGCTGGCACGGACACATACGCTACGACCAGCTGGCATGGAAGGCGGTGCACATAGCCATGCTGTACAACAACGCCAAGCTTGTCTTCGAGAGCAACACCATGGACAAGAAGAAGGCCGAGGCCGGTGAGTTTGTCGAACAGGGAGACCACATACGCGGAATACTCAATGTTATATCCGACACATACAAGAACCTGTATGTCCGTCCGGCCACAGATCCTGAAGACCTGAAGAAGGGCATCATGACCAAGATAGGCTTCCACACCAATGTCAAGACCAAGCAGGACATGGTTGACAACTTCATAGTCGTGTTCGAGGATGACATGTGGATTGACCCTGACGAGAGACTGTATCACGAGGCATCCATATACGAGCAGTTCCCGGACGGGCACTACGGCAACCATGAGGGACGCGGCAACCATGATGACATACTCATGACCGATATGATAGGCGCTCTCGTCTCTGCCAGCATGCCCAAGCCCATGAAGCGTCATCCTGATGTATATGAGACCAGAAGCGGAGGGACAGCAAACGAATCAAGGATATAAAAAGAGCCGTAAGAAAATTACGGCTCCTCCCTTCTTATCGTCTCTGACTCATCCTGAAGCTTCGGTACGCTTCCACAATCTCACGTGTGGCCTCATCTTCCAGCTCCTTGTCTCCTGTATCCCTGGCGTTCTGTATCTTCTTGTACAGCGGACTCCATTCAAACAGGTAGAACTGGTACTCCGGACTTTCGACAATCTCATCCAGCTTGCGTCTTGCATAATCCTGTTCCTCATCGGTACGTTCGGTGTCATGCATGTCGCGTCTGTAACCGTTATACTCATCGACTACCTTCTGTATCTCATCCTTGTATTCAAAGTAGGCGTTCCTGTAGTTCTTAGCCTCCGTCCTCTCGTCACCTCCTTTGATGAAACGGCTTGCAACAGGGGTGTTCCTCCATTCAAACTCGCGTCTGCCGGCAATCGTCTCAACAGATTTCAGCGTCTGTGTGGCCATCGTTCCTACGCCTCCAAGGTATCCTTCAACAAGATGCTCAAGAATAGCGGGGTTGACATCAAGCCATCCGCTTCTGTGGTCGCTGCCTCCCGTGTTCTCGTTCAGCCATCTGGACAGACTCACAAGCTTCGTGTTGGCGCTTGAGTATGCCTTCTGCCACTTCGGCTCGTTCTTGTTGTACGGGCTGTCCTTGTATATCGGCATGCCGGTCCAGTCTTTGTTAACAATCAATTCGTATATCGGTTTTACGGATGACGGGGCAAGCGCGTTTACGCCGCCACCGCCTTCCATCATGTCGATAGGCATGATCTGCGTCATCTGTGATACTATATCCCTGCTCAGGTCCTTGGCGCTGTAGTATTCCCTGCCGCTCAATGCTGAGTAGGCCAGCTCACCCATGCCGTACATGGCTCTGATTTCAATGGCCAGAGGTATGGTCACCCACGTATCTCTAACCCTGAAGCACAGGTTGTTGCGTCTCACATACTTGGGCAGATTGTAGTATTTGTTCTTGTCGTCGTCGCCATCGTCACCGTTGGACATGAGCATTGCAATGACATATCCTACACCCATCCAGAATGCCATCATGGCACCGGCCTTGAGCTTGTGCTGCATGGCAGCCTTGCCCAGGTTAGTCATACCCTGAACTCCTGCGTTCCAGAACACATACGCACCGCGACCAATCTGTGAGATCTCGGCGGCAATGTAGTTGAGTCTGTTGCCTTTCTTCCATTCTCCGGCTGCCACCGTGCCTGCTCCCTTGGTGTTGAAGTTCACTGTCACCTCCTTGGCGTCATCAACAGAACGGCTGATGGAACGGCCTGCGTGACGTGACGTGCGGTAACATGCGAAACGTGATATGAGCTCTGCCCAGCGGTTGAAGTTGTCAAGGCCGTCACCAAGAACCTCCAGCACGTCACCTGCGCCGCGTATGACACCGGCACGCTGCATGGCAGCCAGACGCTTCTCCATCTTCCCCTTGAAGTCCTCCACGGATTCCAGGTTGCTGTAGCCGGTCTCACCGCCATGACGCAGGAACTCGTCAAACAGACGGTCTGTCTCGTCATTGAGATCCAGCGTATGCGTGTTGGCTCTATGTAGCAGTCCTATCATCTGATATGATGTAAGAGCCCAGTTCTTGGTGTAGTTGGCGGCATATCTCGGCGACTCCTTGATCCACACCATGCTGTTGGAGTAGATGGCATCCCTTGTCAGGTTACTCATCACAAACGCCGGGTTGCGTGTAGTGAAGTTGGCGGCCAGATTCCTGTTGATCCAGTTCGTTATGTTGACAAGTGCAGCCTTGTTTGTTTCCGGGTTCAGCTGTCCGTTGATGGCCTGTGCAGCCTTGGGGTTGCCGTTGACGGTAAGTATGTACTTGATGCCGTCACGCATCACATACACCTTATGCTGACGTTTCTGGTTCGGACTGACCACCTTATATGGTATCCCTGCAAGGTTACCTGCCAGTTTGTAGTTGCCTGGCTCCGTTAGAAGCAGATGTGCCAGGTTGGCCTTGAACTGTCTCATGATCTGCTCAGCCTCTTTATCTGTAGCCGAATCCGGTATGTTCGGTAGGAACTCCTCCCATACGCCGGCATCATTCCTGCGGTATGCCATCTGTGACACGCTGATAAGCGGTGTATGATGGTTCTCGGCCAGACGCAGCATCGTCAGCTTGACCTTGTTGCGGTTGGCCTGCAGTATCGTTGACATGCCCATGTTGGCAATGGTGGCAATCGGAGAGTCGGCAATGGAGCTGCGCCCCTTGGCGGTCTTGACGGCCGGCGAGTACGGCGTTGTGCCTTCACCCATATAGTCATACATATCCTCACTGATGTCTTCCTTGAATCCGCGCAGCGGGATGTAGTAACTGAACATGTCTTCAATATTCTGACGTGTGGCTGCGCTTATCATGCCGCCTTCCTCGCTGATGGCCAGCTGGCGGCTGGTGGCCATGTTAATCTTGTCCCACAGCTCTTTTGTCTTGTACTTGGACTCGAACGAACCGACAAACGCGCTTGCCATAGCCTCGGCGTCACTGACCTTCTGTTCATTAAACAGCGTAGTCAGGCCTGAATAGTCGCGTCCTCTCTTCTCGTTGTAGAAGTCATCCACGGTCTTGGTGCCGTTCGGAGTCAGCCTGATGTAAGCGTCATACTCCTTCTCGGCGTCACGTCTTGCAAACACCTTGTTGCGCTCCAGGCCATGCTTGGCCACAAGATATTTGTCGACCATTTCAATGGCCTTGTTACGGGCATCCTTTTTTGACAGGGCGTTGTTCCTTCTCCTCAGCTCGCTGATGATCTCCATGACAAGTTCCCTGTGAGCCTCGTTCATCGGGTTCAGGAACACGTCCTCGTATTCATCCATGTCGTAGCGGTTGACAGATGTCAGCCTGTTCTCAGCCTTGTAGGCGTTCTCCCAGTCACGTATAGGACCGGTGTGCTTCGCTATGACTTCCTGCAGCGAACGGATGGGCACAGCATAGTCCTGCATGACCTCGGTTATCCTGTGGCCATCGACCTGATTGTCGTATTCGGCTCTTATGCCGGTCGGTGTTACGCTGACACTGAAACGGATGCCGTCAGATTCTCCTACCTGTCCTGCTTCGGATGTTTCTCCTCTTCTTCCGGCTTCCTGTCCTCGTCTGTCATCAGCGACTGCTGAATCTCGTACAGGTGCGGCTCCATTTTTGCTTTGAATTCCATATCCTATTTTATTTAAGTAATCGTCAAGTATGGTATTTGAATACTCGGAGCAATACTTTTTGAGCACATCTGCTCTATCAAAAGCTGTTGCATCGCCAATCGCATATGTTATCGCCTCCTCATTCCAATCTTCGGATGAATAATAGGAGTGGATATCTTTTACAAAGTTATCCGTTTTCTCGTCACCCCTGACTTGTCTGAGGTATTTTTCAGCTGCGCGCGCCATATTTTCAAGCAATCGGTCGAATCTCGCCTTACCCATATTCGGATCTCTGCGCAGAACGTCAACATATGCATGGAAGTTCTCATGGAAGAATCCTGATGCATACATCCTCCTTATGTATGGCTCCTTTCCAGTTACGCGATAAACGATTACGTCAGGACCACTGATATACACAGCACCTTCCATTTCTGACTCTCTGAACTCGACAACAATATCATACAGCGCATCAAGGTCGGAACCGGTGAATCCTGTCATCTTCCCAAATTCATCCTTTTTCATTGAATCGGGAACCACATAAGATGGAGCTAAGGGGTTATATGTGTTGTTGAAGTGTTCATATACCCTTGTTTCGTAGTCAATGGCTCCTTCACCTTCCTTCCTACCTTCTGGCATACTGATACGGAAGCGGATGTCGTTATTGTCTTCGTCAGAGCGTGTATCATCAATGTTTTCAAGTTTAAATTCCTCAAATGTCTTGTCTGGCTTCAGTGTCTCCCTTAATTCTGCAAAAGCTTCATCACGAAGATTCTTGCCATGTCTCTTGGTTAGTCTGTCTCCTTCCTTGTATGCAACTCCGTCACGGATAACCACACCATTTGATGCAGTGAATTCAACAGGGACAGGTTTTTCATAAAGACTGCGATATTTTTCATGCAGTTCTTTTTCGCGTCTGAGTTGTTCCTGCTCTTCACGCCAAGTACGTTCCTCTTCTTCTTCCTTTGCAGCAATTTGTTCTGCTGTCATAAAATGTTCGGCAACGCCATCAGGAGAATAATAGTTCGTCTTATTTCCATACATCGAAGTGTGATGCCATTCCTCAGGTTTGATAGTACCGTTCTTTATGGCATTCTTAATTGATGCAAGAGTTACATTGTCTGCATTATAACGTGAAAGGATGGCATTGACTTCATCAGCAAAATTGCTGTCCATCTGTGAAACGTTACGCAAACCACTCTTCTCGGCATTGACTGCACGAACAGATTTGCTATAGCCAACATATCCGCTGTTTCCTCCAAACACGCTGAATCGTATGTCGTTGCTGTCGCTGAACCTCTGTGACAGCGGGATTAGTTCGCCGTTGTCATCGTATGTCACAGGCTCGGCAGACTTGATCTGGTTGGATTTCCGAATCACATAAGTAAGTCCACGGCTTACAGGTTTTCCGTCAACCAGGTCTCCACCTTCATCCAGAATGATGCTGTCATAATCCAGTCCGTTTTCATCTATGTAGTCCGAAAGGTCGTAACCGTCTGTCCAGTCAGGCAGCCCGCTTTCTTGCAGTTGCGAAAGTCCCAGCTCGCCTATTGCGTTTTCAAAAATTCTCTTTGCGTCCGGTTTCCTGGTGTCGAATACATTGCCAAGGTTTGCATATACCGTGTATAGGCTTCCGGGGTTATCTCTCTGTGCATACCTATCAGCATACGCTCTATTTTCCGTGAAATACTGCCAGTCCTTAAACTTGGTAAACCCACCGCCTTTCTTTGCTCCGTGATAGAACAGTCCCTCATAGCCGTTTGCTTTTGCGACTTCGTCAACCATCCGCTGAGCCTTCTTCATGTCGCCGGCTTCTACGGCCTTCATGTATTCGGCATCCTGGGCGGGAGTGACGGAAAACATACCTTTTTCCTCCGAATTGCTTGATTTATCGGAAATTGTTGTATCTTTGGCATCAATAACGGGATTGCTATTGTTAGGAGTCGTTTCGGACGTTTCGGTAGGGGTTTGATACATCTGGCCGCCTGAATAAGCAGTTCCGTTTTTGCTTTTCCATAGATTATGAAAAGCCAGAGACTTCCTCCCATTCCTGATTTCTTCAAGATACATTATAGTTCCATCTCCAAACTTTTTAACATATTCAATAACCTGAAGTTTTCCGGAATTTGTTACTTTATCCGACATTCTGACATTATCATAGTTGGCAAGAATATCTGGTATTCTTATGTAATCTGATTCGGTTACTCCTATCTGGTCTTCTCTTTTTTCATTGCCTACGCCATGTCGTTCGTCATTGTGCCTTATAGCAGTACTTTCTATTGAATGAACAAACTCTTGGCTTTCTACCGGTATCCCTTTTTCTTTATAATCAAGTAATTGTTTTTCTGTAACTTTTGAAATGATTTGTCTGAAGACAGTGTTTGACCGATATTCATCATGAGACGCTTCGATTACATCTCTAATTCTTTGTATAGATTCTTTTTGTGTGGTTGGAGCTTCTCGTGAATATTTCATATTCCTTGCCTCCTTTGCCTCCCTTGCCATAGCATAGATGTCATCATCGGTGCCGGTCGGATCAGTCGGATGTTCACCCTTCCACTTGTTATACGCCTCCATTGACTTGGCGTTTCTCCCTGAACCTACAGGCTCTGAGATTGGAACACCGGCTGCATACAAAGCGTCACGCTGTTCGGGTGTGACGTGCGAGAACGGAACGCCAAATTCCAGGGCTTCGTTGTCTTCAAGGAGCTTCTTGACTGACTTCGCATACTCGTCCATGCTGACCAGTTCAATCGGTCTGCAGTACTGTGTGAGAACGACAGTGCGCGGTTTCTTCTTGAAGCGCTTTGATACGGGGCCGTTGTTCCATTCAGTCGTGCTGCCTATGGAGTTCTTGGCACCATCGGCGGTATATGGCCTGTTGTCCGTATCTTCATCTATCTGCACAGACTTGGTATCGGCATCGCTCTTCAGTATCTCACACTTCACAACCACCATATTGGGTCTGCGCCATGCCTTTGCGAACTGGTCGTTAAGCATCTGCAGGCTGGTATGGATATACGGATTGTAGGCTACAGACGTATTACCGCCCGCATCGTCCTTGATGTAGATGTGCGCCCACTTGTCGCCTTCGCCCAATATAGCGTTATCCAGATGTTCCTCTGACTGCTCAAGCTGTCCGAAGGTAGGCTTCTCGACTACCACCTTGCCCTTTCCGGGGCTGTTCAGGCCCTCGCTTGACATGGGACCGCCAAGATATTTGGTAGCCTCGTCATACGTCATGGCCCTGTAAACAATCACCTTTTCCTGGCTGTCAAACCAGTCTATGGTCTTCTGGTCGGTAACGATGGAGAAACGTGCGTTGGCCGACTCCTCGTTCAACTGCATATTTCCGCTGCCGACATATCTGCCGTCCTCAAAGAACTCCTCCGGTGCAAGAGTCATTTCATTCTTATTGGCATTATACCATGATAATGCCTGCTCCAATTCGGAGACTGCGTCTTCGTTCTCCTGCTCCTTTTCGTCTTCAATCCTTGATTTGAGAGCATCCGGGATATCCTCGTACTTGTATTCAGCGTCATTGAATGCATCCTTTACTGCCTCCGGAACATCCGGATGCTCTGTAAGTTCATAGCCTTTGTAGAATGTCAAGTATGCGCCACTGAGGCCTTTTTCAATGGCAGCCATGCTGCGGTCTATATCGTCCATGTTGGCGATGTCGAATCCAGCAAGCCTTTCCTTTGCGCCTTTGTGATTGTCACGCTTGAGAGTCTCTGGAAGATTCAGCCTGTTGGGTTGAAGGAAATCGTTCACCTCCTTGTCAACATCTGCCTTACTGGCAACAGAGAACATTGCCTGCCCCTGCATGACAGACTCCTTCATTTCGGGAGTGACGTCAACGGAATGCCATCCGTCCTCGTTCTGCAAGCCAGGAAGACTTATGTCCTGAACCTTGACGCCCCACTTCTTGCCGTATTTGTTCATGAAGGCGGGAAGTATCTGGTCATAGAATCCCTTCATACCTTCGCCACCAACCTCAAAACTACCAACGCTTGTCGGTTTGTCTTCCGGAAGAGCCATCATATTCTCTGCAACAGATTTTCCTACAAGTTCGGACAGAGTGTGTCCTTCTCCAAGGCCTCTTGTAATGTTTCCTGTGGCATTGTCAACGATTAGCGTTTCCTGTCCCTCGTTGGTGAAATCCATGACAAACATTGTATGGTCTTCAGTAGTGTCGTAGGAATCCTTCGTCACCTTGTCAAGAACCTTGCTTAGATTGTATCGGTCGCTCTGCATCTTTCCATTGGTCCAGGCTATCTTGTCATATCCTTCCTCTGCGGCCAGACGTAGCATACGCTTCATGGCCAGCTCGTGCCAGTTCTTGCGGAATGGAGCGTCAGGAACGCCCTTGCGCTGACCGATATTTGGGAGGCTTATGAGTTTGTTAAAAGCCTCATCCCAGGCTGTATAGACCTTTTCCCACTCTGCCTTCTCTTCGGGAGTAGCCTTCTCCAAGATCTCTTCAATTGTTCTCCAAGAACCATACTTATTTGCAAGCTGATTGCGCATAAGGTCTCTGTTTCGACGTGCAGCATCCTCCGAGTCACTGGCTTCTTTGCGTACTCTCTCGACGTCAGGCTCCATATATCCCTTCTCGCGTCCATCCTGATGTCTCTTGCTCTGTATCTCGTCGATGACCAGCACCTTCTTGTGTTTAACATCGACAGACTTTCTTTCAGCTTCAATTTCGGCATCACTAAGCCTGTTCCATTCCGCGTTCTCCTCTTCGGTCATTGACATGACGAACTTCTCGAAGCTTTCCATGGAATCGTCATAAGGAATGCCATACTTGTCATACAGCTGCTTTTCGTAGGCATCGCTTTCAGCCTTGGCATCCTCATATTCCTTCAGTAGTTTGGTGTCACCGTTTCCGCTTTCGCTCACCAGTTCGGTCTAACCGAATCTCGCCCATGCAATAGCGCGTCCTTCTCCGGCATCACCGAAGTGAACATCATCCGTAGCATTGTACGGTTCAATTGTCGGCACTGTCAGAGCAATCTCACGCTTGTTGTCGAGGCCTTCGCTTGTATAACCAAGACGTGTACTGTTTGCTGTAGCAACACCATCCTTGTTGAAAATCCTATCATAAGCAGCCTGGTCCTTTACACGAATAGAACCATCGTACCAGATTTCCACAGCATCATTGAATGAATCGCCGTATTTCTCTGCCAGTTGCTTCTGTACCTGTTCGGCCTTGTCGTAATTATTACCGTTGCTGTTGCGCCAGAGCATCAGAACTTCATCTTGAAGATTCGTTGTACTCTCAGGATACTCTGCATACCTGGTTTCCTCAATCCTGATGGCATTCTCAGCAATGAAGTCTTGAACCTCCTGCTTGGTGATAGCCTTGTCGCGCTCACCAATCACAGCCATGGCACCCTGCTGTCTCAACCAGTCAGAAAGGCCCAGCCACTTGTCTTCGCCGGCTTTCAGGCCGCCGTTCTTCTGGAGCATGGCCAGCCACTGGTCAGCGGTGGCCTTGTTCTGCTGGATACCTTCAATAGCCTTGGCTGCATTGCTGATGAATATACGCTGGTTGTTGTTGGCTATCGAGAAACGTATGTCATCATTTGTCAAATCAAACAAAACAGGTATATTTGCACCCGAAAGGATTGCACCATTCGTCTTGGACGTAGAGTTCTTGGATTCTTTTGTGAGAGTCAAAGCACGATGGGATGCGTCCTTTTTTGTTTTATAGAACGTTTTCGCTGTAAGGTTACCCTTCTTTGTCGTGTATATCTCAAGAAGGTTGTATGTGCCGTCTTCGGTCTGCTTCAGGAAATAGAACATCTTCCCGCCATGCTCGCCGGAATACAGAACATGCGTAGGACTGGCAATCACGTCGACAATGTTCTTGATGTCGTCCTTTGTCAATGGAATGTTGCTCCCAGCATCCTTTTCATTATCGCCATAGTGCTCATTATATATGTGACGCATATCGGAAGGATTGAGCATGAAATCAACCTTGTCCTTCATCTGAACGCCGGACAACCCTTCAAGATACTTCTTGCCATCTGCGGTCAGCCTGCCTATTGAAACTGATTTGCCTGTAAGTTTTCCGCTCACGGCATCGTCAAACATTTCGCCTACCTGCTCTCTGACGGAGAAGCGGACATCAGCTGGCCTACTCAAACTCTGATGAACGCTTGGATTTTCAAAATCATTGATTACCTTTGTGGCAGAATCAAGCATGTCATTGGTGATTGCCTGTTCATTTGTTTGAACTGAGGACAACCAACGATATGCTTTTTCTTTGTCAACATACCTGAGACTATTATTCTCGACAATCGGTTCAATTATATTTTTAGCCTCACGTCCATGTATTGTAAGGATGTCATTTACTTCAAGAAATCTGTGACCCATCTGCCTTTCAATTCCAAGCTCAATAGCCACAAATAGATTATTGCCATCATTGCTTTTCAATTCTGTAAGAACACTAACTGACTCGTTGTTGCTCTTAAATACAAATATGGGATTCGCAATAGATGATGGCAGATTCTTAATGTTGTCAGTGGTCAGACCATGCTTTTTCAGGGCCTTTGTTACAACAGTCTGACGCAAAATAATGTCATTTGAAGGCATAAAGCGCGACATGATACCAGACGGCATGCCAAGCGTAATATATTCGTTGCTTTTCATCGAGCCGTTAGAGTATCGCTCCAGCTGCTTGTTGAACTTTCTGTCAGCAATGGCTACAGAGAAGCGCACGTTGCCTGTGGGTCTTACACCATTCTCAAAATACCCCTTAATGTCATTGATGACTCTTGTTGGTGACGTACGCTCCATATATTCAGCATACACATCAGAGTTACCATTCTGGTCATCTATTTCCAGAATAACTTCGCCATCGTTTTTGCTGACAAATCTACGCAGCATCGAGATCTGCTTGGCTGTAGGCATATTGGCAAGGTTGATGCTTGCAGCCTCAGGCATGAGACGTATTGCACCGCTATGCACGAAATCCGACATCGCATCAGTGCGCGTCTCATAATCACCGCCCATTATTCCCGATACAGCCCTGTGGTCGATGTTTCTTGTACCAGGCTGACCGCCATCGTTCTTTTCGCTGAAGTCCAGCAATGAGCCGTCAGGAAGAAGATAGCCGGCTTCTCTGAAATCGGTTGTAGTGCCGAATTTGTTCTTGGCGGCATCAAACAATTCCTGCTTCTCTTTGTCGGTTCGCTGTGTTACTGATAATTTGGCATTATTGTTTTGTGTATCAGATTCTTTTGTATCTTTGTCGGCAGAAGTCTGAGGAGAGTTTCCTGCTGGCGCGGTTACACCATTTGAATTGCCGCTATCAACTCCACTGGAATCGGTGTCAGTTCCAGGCTCTACTGCGGGTCGAGTATAGACTTCAGGATTTTTACTTTGGTTTGAAGCGCCGCCACTTTGCTCGCTGTTTCCTTGAGCATCACGGGAAGTAACATTTGCGGTTGCAGCATCCGTAGAAGGGGTATCATTCGCGCTCCCTTCCCAAAGTAAAGGTCTTTTTTCAAGTCTGTCAACGCCTTCGTAACCAGAAGTCACTAATCCATAATATTCTCCATTATTAGAATTAAGCAATACGGTTATAGCACGCTTGCCTGTCTTTCTACCGTTTTCAACAGAGAATATCAGCGCTCCGTCTCGTCCCAAGCGAACGTGATCGAAGTCCCGCATTACACCAATAATGAAAGCTATTGCTTCTTGTTGGTCATCTGCCTTAATCTCCTTATGGTTGAACATCACATGCTTTAACATTGATGGTATCAGCCTCAATGGAGCCTTGGTGTATCCAATCTTATTAAAAACTGCCTGTGGTATGTCAACTAAGTCGATATTTCCATCCTCATCTTGATAGAATCTCTCACCATTTTGGGCGGTTTTGTCGCTTAAGGTGTATTTTACCAGTCTGGAGTTTCCCAGTCGTCCAAATCTATCAGCTGTTCCGGCTCTTCCTCCAGCCTTTTCTCCGCTTCGCTGACTGCTTCCAGAAATTCCATTCCTTCCTCCTTCTGCAGCTTTCCGGCCAAAGCGGCCACTGAGCTGGGCACCGAAATCGTTAAGAAGGTCCCGTTGCTTTCTCCACTTATCTGCACTTTCTTTTCCTTGTTCTGTTCCATAGTTGTCAAGTATTGTTCTTAATGTTTCATTGTCTGTTATGTCTTCGGTCATCAAACCAAGCGTCATAGCCTCCTGCACATGTGCAAGCAGCTCGTCAGCAAGTTCTTCTCCGGTCTTGTCAGCGTAGAAGTCGCTTAGTGCATCCTCCACACCATCAACCTCACGGATAATGTCATGCAGTTCCTCTTCGGTGACAGTGCCGTTATTGACGGCTTCAAGTATGGCGTTGATGCCCGTCTTGTCTTCAACGTTCTGTGCATGTGTGCCCTCGTGTGATAAAGTACGGAAATAACTCAATACATTATCACCTTCACTGAACGCAAGATACACCTTTCCTTTCAGATAAAAACCGTTAAGCTTGTTTTCCGGATGCTCCTCCAGCCACTTGGCGTTCTTCTCGTCACCCAGCTCACGCAGCTTGGCGATGCCAGCCTCGCGGCTGTCAAGCACTTCAACGTCATCACCCAGGAAGCCGTAGCTGCCAAGAACCTTGCGCAGATGTTCGGCGTCCTTCAATTCCTCACCGAGAACCCTGTTGGCTCTGGCCCACCTTGCTATCTGGAATGCGTCAAGCGCATTGATCTGCTCTCTGGTAAGTCCTTCAGTGTTGAAGTCGCGCTCAGGTAATGTGGCGTTCTGCGCCTCTTGTGTTCCTGAGACACTAAGCTGTGCGTTTTCAGGAGCCTGCTTCTTCAATTCCTGGCGAATCTTCTCCAGCTTATCCAGGAACGGCAAGATAGCTTCACTCTTAGCCTTTAGTATTCCACCAAGTATAGCTGGGCAGTCGTCAATTTCAAACTGACTTTCAACAAGTTCCCTTGCAACAGCAGGTGCACTGTCCTTGTCAATGACATCGGGATAGGCATTCTCTATGCCTTCAGGAACATTGTCGCCGTATTTCTCGTAGATATACGCACGCTGAGCTACAGCGCTGGGGTTAGTTGTGCTGTCTGTACGCTTGAGATAGTCATTAAGACTCTCAATATTTCCACCTTCACCTCTTACAGCGCGTTCCTTGTCCTCATTCAGCCATGCCTCAACATCGCTGTCTGTAACTCTATGCTGCTCCTTCTTGTATTTTTCATCTACAGTTGCCCCTGCTTCCGCTGCTCCAGCCACCACATCGACACCGCGCGTTTCGCCAGCACCATGAACGCCTCCTTGCCCTTCTTGTGCTCCTCCATTATCTCGTTCTTCGATATCAGATGCTTGTTCTCCGCCCAATCCAGGGCTTCCTTCGTTATCTGTACCTTGTTTGTCTGCTGACTGAACCACTCCTTGAACTCCTGTGCCAGCGCTTCCTTCTGTTCCTGATTCATATTCTTGTGCTATTATACTGTATATTTCGTCTTTTTCTTCTTCTGTAAATTGATTCTCGAAGTACTCACCCGATTCAATAAGCTCGTTAAAGGTAGTGTAATCTTCGTAATCGGCAAAGCCTTGCTCGCGTGCAAATTCATCCTTCGCGCGCTGTTCGTATTCCAGCTGCGCCTGATTATGTCTGGCTACAAGGTCGCTATAAAGTCCTCTCATTAGCGCAGACGGGCTGTTGAAGCTCTGCAGTGCGTCCATGACAATGTCACGCACGTCAACATCCGAATAGCCGGCTTCAAGCATCTGCTCCGGCATTCCATTATAAATGTCATGTATGATATCGGCCAGGTATTTGCCTCCATTGTTCTCGTTTGCGAGCCAGCTGATATACTTGCCTCTGTCTGCATTTGCGTTGGTACCGGTTGCTACGATCAGGTCTTTCAAGCCCTTCTTGATGCCATTTGAGCTCCACACGACCTTGGTTCCGCGCAGAGCGAAACGCACATAATCTTCGAAACTCATCTCCGGCTCCATTGCACTTAGAGTGTTAATGACTTCCTTGTATGGCACATCCGCTGCACTGCGTGACATCCGCTCTACCCTTTCAGTTTCAGCCTCCTGTTCCGCCTTAACCTTTGCGGCCTCCGCTGCTGCGGCACCGCGCCTGTCCTGTTCAGCCTGCCATTCCTGCAGAACCTGCATGTGACCGGCAAGGTCCTGCTGTGCCTTGGCACGCTTGTCCTTGGCCTTCTGGTCGCGCAGATCAATTGGTTTGGCTATTTCCGTCTGGAGCTTCTCGATATCCTTCTGTATAGCCTTGACGGTAAAATCAAGGTCTGCATCCGATACCTGCGTGAAGTCGGTTGCTTCGACAGCGGGTGCAGCAGGTGCTGCTTCCGTATTCTGGCCGTTTCCTGTCTGTCCAGTTTCCGCCGCTCCCTGCTGCTGTCCCTGCTGCGTCTTTGCTTCCGGCTGCGCCCCAGCCTGCCCTGTTGCCGGTGTTGCAGGCGTCTCCGGCTGTACTGATGTCTCCGGCTGTGTCTTCTCTGCATCCAGCTGGTCATAGTGCTGATCCTGCAGAGCAAGAGCCGATGATACAGGTATGACGTATGGTTGCATTCCCTTCTTGGGTACCAGTGCGTTTGTCTCCCGGTCATACTCGCCCTCCACGACTGTCACTTCGCCGTTGTAGCTGTCAACGTCAGCGACAAGCAGCGTGCTGCCGTCACCGGCAAACAGCGTCATGCCAGCCTCAGGCATCTGCGTGCGCTCGTTGTGGCGCGACTGCCAGTCCTGACGCTGCAGTTCCTCACCCATGTAACGCTCACGGTAGGCGCTCTCCAGAAACGCTCTCGGTGTGTCCTGTATCTCGCTCAGAGCCTTTGCACTAACAGGCTTCTTGTTGCCTTCCGCGTCGATGACAGTAGCCATGTTGGTGTCCTTGTTGATGTCAAGCACATAGACGGGTGTCTGCTGTGTGCCGGATGTAAAGACGGCTGTCGTCACAATCTCCCTGCCGTCGATGACCCTTGTCACCGGGTCAAGGTCACGTGCAAGCAGTGCGGTGGCGTCGTCTGCCCTGTCCTGCGTGCCGTCATTGAGCCCTCTTGCCATTGTCTCCAGAATCATCAGCTTCTCGCAGGCGTCAATGTCGGCCTTGCTGAATCCCTCGAAGCCTTCCAGCCTGGTGACGGGCTTTCCCTCATCGGCTAGCCGGCTGATCTGTCTTGCAAGGTCACCGCCAACCTCCGCTCTGGCAGCGTCCAGCTCCTGATAGAGCTTCCTCACGCCGCTTGCCTGACGCAGGTTACGTCCTGCATTGTATGCGTCTATGATATCCTGACGATCCTTGCTCAGACGTCCCACCATGGCTATGTCTGTAGCCCTGTTGAAGGTCTGGTATGACATCAGCTCAGCGACATATGTCGTCATGGCTCGCTTCTGGTCCACAGTCAGTGTATCGTCATGCATCATGTTCTGCAGGTATTCAACGGCCTGGTCAGCGTTGAGACTCTCAATATGTGCCTTCTCGCTCTCCCATGCCTCTGCTCCGAATACCTTGCGTCCCTGCTCGTCGGCCTTCTTGATGTCCTTGTCATACTGGCGCTGTGCGCGTATGTTGGACCCAAGCTCGACGGCCTTGAATCCACCTGTCATAATGGCGCATGAAGCTATGATCTGAATCTGATTGTCCAGATCCTTGAGGTCACTCATCTTGTTGTCTCCGACAAACGCGGCATTCAGGACCGTACCCAGCTCCTCCTCTATTATCTCACCGGCAAGACCGTTCAGCTTGACAGCCTTACGTGCCTGTGACAGCCACTTGCTCAGCTTGTCCGGGTTGCCGGCAAGGTCACGCTGGAAAGCATCCAGCCTGCCCACCTTGATGCCCTTCTTGCGGGTCTCGTCCACCATCTTCCACAGCCCATTCTTGAAGATTGACTTCCACTGCTTCGGTGACGGCAGATACTCTCCGAACGCCTCGGTCCAGTTCTCTATGTAACTGCTGAGCCATGCCTTCGAGAAGGCCTTCACCGGGTTCATGTCAGCCTCATCGGCCTGACGTTCCACGCCGTCATACTGTACGAAGCCGTTGTCATCGACATATGCCTTCACGTCTCCGTTCATGCGGTCCATGGTGTCAGCCGCTACGTTGGCGGCTCCTATGGTGCTTGTCAGGATTCCCATCTCTGCGACATCACCCAGTACTCTGGCGCCAGCGGCCTTCAGTGCGATACGCTTGCGTATTGCATCCTTGCCGAACTTTTCGAAGCTCTCAACGGTGCCGTACTTTGTCAGGGCCCTGGCGGCTGTCTTCTCCGCCAGCCTTTTGCCCATGCCGCTTGCCGGGTTGGAGGCCATCTGTAGCATGAACGCTGCGGACTGACTGAGGCCGCGGCCTATCTGATAGCCGTTACCAAGCACGTCACCGGCTATGCGCTCCATCTCAGTTGACAGAGCAACGGCATCCAGAGCCCTCTGCTCGGCCTCCGCCAGCTCCTCGCCGGACTCATATTTCTCTCTGAGACGGGTGTATTCGGCAGCGTTGAGCAGGTTGCTGACACCGAAATCCCAGTTACTCGTGCGCGCTGCCTGGTCTATGATGCCGTTAACAAGGTCAGCCTTGCCGCTGTCCACCTGGTCCATGATGTCAACGGCGTTCTTCAGATTCTCCTGACGCAGCTTGGTGACAGTGTAGTCATCAACCTGCTTGCTCTGCTCTGCGGTAAAAGCTTTCGGCGCTGTCGTAGGTGTTATGCCAAGCGGGATACCTGGCTGTGCCTGTGACATTATCTCCAGCAGGCCGTGACGCTTTGCCTTGGTAGCCTCTTTCAGCTCCTGCTCTGCGGTTTCCTTGAGCCCGGTCTCCTGCAGCCTCGTGGCCTGTATCTTACGCAGTGTCTCGCGGTCTATGTTGTCACGTGTAACCTGTGCTGCCTGGCTGTATGTTTCGGCAGGGGTGGCCGCTGTCGCAGCTCGCGGGTTAAGCTCCTGCTGGTACTGCTGAACTGAGTCGGCAATCTCCTGACGCTGCTGGCGGCGCTGCTGTCTGAGCTCCTTACGGCTCGGCTCCTCATCCGCCTTTGTCATCAGAGCATAAAACTCATCGGCATTGCCGCCTATGTTCTTGGCTCCATGGCTCTGCATGTAGTCATACAGCTGCTGCAGCTTCTGGGGATTGCTTACCTTGCTTACGAACTCATCGGCATTGCTGCCTATATTACGGGCGCTCTTACCGGTCAGGTAGTCGTAGAGGCCCTGAGAAAATCTGTTTGCCATTATGAATTAGAAATTTGCACCGTCAAACACATCATCGTCACTGTCGTCGCCAAGGTCAAGCACACCGTTATCCTGCGGTGCATCCTGCACGGCGCTGGGACGTGCATAGCCATGGTCGATCATCCACTGCTGGAACTGCTCGTTCTTCTGCATGGCATCCTGCAGGATCTCTGCCTGACTCCTCCTACCCATGTTGTCTTTCGCCATTCCCCATTCCTCCTTGAAGGCTTCGGGTATTCTGTTTGATATTGCGGTGTAGCCGGTCTTGTTGCTAACCATCGTAGCGTTGACGTCCACGGTAGAGCCGCCGTATCCCTTCAGCGGGTGCCATGCGGTGCCGCTTCCTCCGGATCCGGAACCTGAGCCGGTTCTTGCAGCCCGTGTGTGCGCCGTCTCCTCATTGGCCTTGTTGTGCCGCATAGTTTCGCTCATCTTCTGCACGGCATTCTGCTGCTCGAGTGCTGCCTGAGCTTCCTTGAATTTCAAGTTCCTTGCATCCTGCTCCACCTGGTAGTTGAAATCACGCTCGTCCCGCGCTTTATCATCAGCAGCCTTCTGCTTAGCCAACTCCAGCTGGAGCTGCCTGTACGCTTCGTCCGCAGCCTCACGCTGTGCTGCGATATCCATGTTGGCCTGCCTGTAGCGGTCCTGCATCAGTCTGTCCTGCCAGCTCAGCAGCTGCTTGCCGTCAGCATCAGGGATATCAGGTATCTGCTGCGGTGTTGCACCAGCACCGGTATAGAGTACATTAGCAAGTGCTGCCAGACCGTTACCCAGTCCGACCACGCCCTGACGGGCTGCATACGCTCTCTCTCGGTTAGCCTGCTCCTGAGCTGATAAGGGACGTATAAGACCGTCAAGCACACCTGACGGGGTATTAGCCTTACCGGCTGCATCAATTATCTGCTGCGACTTTGTCTCATCAATCTGAGTTGGCACTGTTGCCTTGGGCTCCTGGACAGTTATCCCCGACATGGGGAGCACACTGGTATCAGGAGTCTTAGCTGGGGTCTTAGCCGGAGTATTGGCCGCTGCCTCCTGCTGCTTCTCCTGCTCGAGCACTGCATCCAACGCTGTCCTCTTAGTAGGCGTTGACACGTATTGGTCGTAATAGGTAGGCATAATTTTAGGCTTTATTGAAAGTGTCTTTGAAAAGGTCGCGTCCTGAGTTCAGGGCGTACTGCATGTCCACTCCGGCCAGATCCGTTCCGGCCTTCAGTGCCGCACTGCCGGCTGCCGCACTATTTGCTGCGCGCTGGTTGTACAGGGCGTAGTACTTGTCTGTAAGAGCATCAAGACTCTGCTGGTAATCGGAATCCAGAGCATCCTTGCGCGCCTGCCCGCTCGCAGCGATTGACGATGTTGTGTCGGCAATCATCTTACCGGCTGCACGCTGCGCTGCCGCCATGGCCTGTCCGCCTCCTCCGGTGGTGGCATCCATTCCTCTTGCTGACTTGACCATGTTCATGGCTTCCTCCCTGGCTGCTGTCAGAGCACCCTGTGCTGCTGCTGTCTGTGTGGGGTCCTCGTTATATAATCTCTCGTATCGCAGGTCAGCACGCTTCTGCTGCTCGTCAAGGTTCTTCTGCGCGTTAGCAGCCTGCTTCTTGCTGTTGTTGGCAGCAATGAGGCTGCCCGCCAGTCCGATGCCTGCTCCAATCAATGTTGCTATCATGATGTCGTTTGCTATTTTCGCGCTAAAATGCAGAGTAACGGCATGCATCTATGTGTTTTTGGCCACTTTCCGGCCAGGACCACGGCAGCAAGAGGTGTTAACAGGCTGAATGTGACATAAAAAAGAGACGGAGAAGCGCATCCGCGCCCCTCCGCTCAGTCTTGATTTGTATCTATTGGTCGAGTTTTTTAATGGGTGGTCTCGAAAAACACCGAGAAAACACTTTTGGGTTTGTAACTATTGGTCGGATTATCCTGCAATACCATCTTCCCGACACAGGGAAAATGGTCCTAAGGTAAACCAATGATAACCGACGACGCTATTCTTTATTTACAGTATGTGTCTCTTTGCTCTTCTAAATCCCAATCTATCAGCTTCTTCAACTGTCTTGACATAACACTCTCCTTCATATCTGATCTGTGTTTTGTCATACATCTGGTCAAATGGAAGATGATATATCCTTTCTCCAGTGCTCTGATTGATATTGCACTTTATCATTGGATATGATTTCAATTTCGCACCACCCTCCTCCTGGATTATCTTTACGCCCAGCATCTTTGCAATATCCATGGCCTTGTCATCCAATTCGATTGTAGTTACAAATATCGGGGACACGCTTGAAAATAAGCTTTTTTGCCAATTCTGGGTTAATTTATAATATTCGGATGAGCCAAACAACTGCAGGATGTATTTTTCGTATATAACCTTATCCTTTGCCCAGCATTTACACTGTACAAGCAATATCTCGTCACCCTTTCTGCATTCCAAATCTATTCCGCCGTCTTTCAGCTTAAGATCTATGCCTCTGTAATAAACGGAATATCCTTTTGCCTCGTACAGATAACCAATATATCTCTCGTACATCTTGCCTATCCACGTATTTGAATGCCTGTGATTAAGATACTTATCAAGAGCTAATTGATTCTTTTCTATAAGGGAGAGGTCATTGTATTCGTCTGACGATAGAAAATACCTGACCCTTTCTTCATCCTCTTCATACCGCTCGAACTCTTCCGGCTTGCAATCCTCCGTGTCAGATAGGAACTCAGATAGGTAACTTTCGTATTCGGCAATTCTTAATCGCAGTTCCTTGTTTATCTTCGCGTAATCCCTTATTGTCAATGCAGCTTCCATAGCCGGATGTGGTCTGGTTGCATAATAGCGCTGAAGTCTTTGATCGAGAAAGAATATCGCTTCCAGATATCTTTCAGACATGCGGCCTTCATTAGAAGTGCACGACAAGAATTTATCACAGTATTCATCAAGCGTCTCACTTATACGCTCTTGTTCCCTTTGAGCTTTCTGTTCTTCCTTCTTCAGCCTTTCAATCTGTTTATTCTTTTCCCTTTCAAATCTGAGACTCTCATTCTCCAGCCTCGCTATCTGCTGAACGTTCTCGTTCCTGCTTTGCTCTATAGCGGCTTTTATTTCCGAAAGAAGCCTTTCAGACCTTTCAGAAAACCAGCGTGCAGAAGACTCACTCTCCTGCAAACCTTTCATGTACGATTTGTACAGCCCTTCAAGTTCATCTTTCAAAGAATGCGCCACGATATTCTTTCGGATTAACGATTATACCTTCTGTTTGCGTTCTTATGAGGAAGCACATGTTTCACATACCAATCCTTGTTGTCCGCCCTGTTCATGCGTTCCTTCAATCCGGGTATCTCCTCGAATGCTGTCTTTTGCAACGCATCAAACTTGCGCCTTTGGGAGTCAATTACATTACTGGTTCTTTTATTCTTAGCCAGCAAGCTGTCGCCAGTTGATTTTAACGATTCAATATAACGATACCTTCTGATGATAATATTCTCTCTAATCGTATGGATAGAGGATGACATACGTTTGATTATGATGACCAGAAGCCAAATACCAATAGCAATGTATATTAACATAGACTCATTACCACCTCATCGCACCTAACACCTTGTATATCCCGTGTATGTCAGACTTAGGCACATCGTAGGGCTCGTAGTCTTCTGCGTTAATGGGAACGCAGTGCACGTAGTCATCACCCAGCTCTGATCTGCGCAGCCTCACGAACTGGAAGCCGTCGTCAGTGTCAAACACATAGCAGTTGCCGTACTTGATGATCGATGTCACCAGACGCTTCACGAACAGGACCGTACCCGCAGGATAGTCAGGCGCCATGGAGTCATCCTTCACAGACCACGCGAAGCTCGCATTGATGAACGGGCTCCGTATCACCTCGCTGTTGTATGGACTCAGGCCTACCTGCTCGTTGAAATACTCGAAGCTGCCGCCCCTGGCTCCGGCGGGTATCAGCATCACCTCCTTCTCCGGGACACGCTCCGCTTCGCCGACCCCATCCGCCTTACTTCCTTCGCCTTTGTACATGTCTCCCTCACCGCGCAGGAGCCATTCGGCAGAGACTTGAGTATATTTACACAATATTGCGTAAACAACATCTATTGATATGGCACCAGTCCCGTTAATCTGTCTATTAAATGTCTGCTGAGTAACATTTATAGTCTCACTAAACTGCGTAGGATTCAAATTTAAGTTGTCAAGCAACGATTGAATCCTGCATCTTAATTCATTGTCTTGTAAGTTATTATACATGTTTGCCATAATTATAACTATTTAGATTTAGTCCAAATATCCAATCTTTTTGTATTTTTCTACTCAATATAGTGTACTCAATACATAAACATTAGTATCTTTGCTCCCGTTGGAACACAAAACGGCCCGCCTCCTATGCGGAAACCAACCTGACAAGCGGCAAAGTTAGGATGTGGGTTGCTTCCAACCAAAAATTTTAACATAAATGTCGGAATGGAGGCCGATTGTAAATAACAGACATAGAAGCTGCTGAGAGTTGAGAGCTGCCCTCCATAATAGGCTCAAAAACTCAAGGCGGCTTTTCATTTTTAAGACAAAAGAGATGGGTAAGGTTGTAGGTGTAGTTAAGAATGTGGACAAGGTATGGCTCTCCATGCGTGAGACAATGACTTATCTCGGCTGCAGCCGTGACTATGTTTATAAACTTATTGATAATGGTAAAATCCGAGCTGCCAGAGACGGAAAGATGACATTCGTCGTCAAGGATTCCTTGGACAGGTATCTGCGTTCTCTGACTGTCACCATTTAGCTTAGGGTAGCCGCGCTTCCGGGCCAGCGCGCTAATGCAGACCCGGAGTGATTCCCGTGCGCAAGTCGCTGTGAGAGGGAGTAGCAGGAGCCACGCCGAGACCTGCACTGTGAAAGGTGCGGATAGCGAGTGACTGCAACCGGGGAAAATAACTAATGTCACCATGCTTATGCATGTCCGTCTCAAGTCGGGATGAAGACAGAGAGGTTATCCGAACAAATCAGAAGTTTGTACACCATAATTCAACTACAATGGAAACAAAGATTAAGTCCTACAAAGGTTTTGATAAAGACCTGAAATGCAGAGATTTTCAGTATGAGGTCGGCAAAGAGTACGAACTGCCCGCCGGACAGCAGGTATCTGTTTGTCATTGCGGTTTTCACGCTTGCGAGTCACCACTGGAAGTGTTTGACCACTATGATATGCTGACATCACGTTTTTGCGAGGTTGAGCAGTCGGGCGAGATAGAACATGAAGAACATACTACAAAAGTCGCATCTTCTAAAATCAAGATTAAGGCGGTTTTGAAACTTGCGGATATTATCAAACTTGGTGTAGAGTGGTTAAAAGATGTGACATCTTGCAAAGGTGGTGTATGTACTGATAATGACAATGGCGGTGACTCTGCCAAGATAGGTTCAAGCGGTGACTATGCCCAGATAGGTTCAAGCGGTGACTATGCCCAGATAGGTTCAAGCGGTAACTATGCCCAGATAGGTTCAAGCGGTTACTATGCCCAGATAGGTTCAAGCGGTTACTATGCCCAGATAGGTTCAAGCGGTTACTCTGCCAAGATAGGTTCAAGCGGTTACTCTGCCAAGATAGGTTCAAGCGGTGACTCTGCCCAGATAGGTTCAAGCGGTTACTATGCCCAGATAGGTTCAAGCGGTTACTCTGCCCAGATAGGTTCAAGCGGTGACTCTGCCAAGATAGATAGCACTGGTAAGCATGGTGTGATATGTTGTGCAGGTAATAGGTCGGCTGTAAAAGCTGGTAAAGGTTCATGGATTACTCTTGCGGAATGGAACTATAGCGAGGATGAAAAATGCTACATCCCGAAGTGTGTTAAGACTGAATATGTGGATGGAGAGAGGATAAAGGCTGATACTTGGTATCGGCTGATAAATGGCGAGTTCACAGAAGTGAATGTATGAATACGGTTGTTAGCCAGCGGCTTTTTGGAATTTTCGCCTGCTGGCACGCCTGGTCCTGACGCGACGTCACGCAAAGGCCGCCCGGTCGGGGCTGATATCTCTCTCCGGGCACCATAATTTCCATGACACTCACAAACACATTTGTTACCACAGCATTACACAAACAGCTCCCAATGACCGCGAGGCCAGCAAGGGCACAACATCGCGGGATAGCGCAGTCGGTTAGCGCGCCGGATTCATACTCCGGAGGTCGTAGGTTCAAACCCTACTCCCGCAACTAACAACTAACACTAATAACTAATAACTAACACTAACAACTAACACTAACAGACATGATACATTCTTACCGCATCAAGGACATCAAGGTGACTACCTATGATGGAGCTGTGCTCCTAATGCAATTAGACGGCATATTCCAGGGGCCGCGCCTGAAGATAGAGAACATGATTCTGGACGCGCTCCGTCCGCGTATGAAGAACGACATACCCGTCAAGGCAGACTTCCATATGGTTGAGATATGAAGACAGTGGAGACTTACGCGGAGTTCTGCCGCGAGATAATGAACGCAGAACATGACTGCACGGTACGCCGCGGTATGATATATGACAGCGCAACAGGTGAGGCAACCATCAAGCTCATGAAGCCATGAAGGAGATTAGTGACAGCGATTTCGAGTTCCTGCTTCTGCACATGGAACCTATAGCCCGGAAGTTCAGCCGGCATGCCGCAACAAACAGCGAGAGCAATCATGCCAGCCGCATGATACAGATAGCCAAGAAATGGAACAGACGAAAACGGTAGTAATGCATTTGAGAATCAGCATCCGTCCTGTGTGAACAACGCGGATGCGCCTGTGAAAACAGGTCAGACATAGTAAATAATAGTTGAATTTAAGCCGCCAAGGTCTGATGTGAATCACACCGCGGCAAACGGGCGGCAAGGGGTGATACCCTGGCCGTTCACCATAGCAAGATGTGAGAAGTGTTCTCATAATATGACATGTGTAAGTCCTCCGGGGTACGTCCTGCAACGGGATACCGGCTGAAAGAAACTGCACATAACGTGGCAATTCTTTTGTATAACGCCAGCTGCAGCCCGATGTGATATCATGCTGCAGCAACAAGGGCAGCACGGTGTGGAGACCTCACCTCCAGTCGGTTCGATTCCGGCCTGTCCACTAACCTAAAAACTAAAGCGTATAAAACTGACAAAACTTGGAAAGAAGGTGCTAATCACCCTGTTGCTTCTTATCCTCGTGGTGATGGCAATACCGGTCATGAGAACTATTCCTGACTACTGTTACAACATAGTCTACATGTGTGTAGTCATTCCGTGCATCTGCTTTTCTGTTGCGGCCTTAATTGACACTCTCTGATATGTACGACTGGGACGAACCGGACTACGAATCCGAAGAGCGCTGCGAGCGCGAGAGAGACGAATATCTGTGCGACCGCGCAGATGACATCTACGAGGAACGCGAACTTGAAAGACTGACGATATGACACCAAGCATCTTCATCTACTGGATTGACAAGGAAGCCAAATCACGTATTTGTGACGAGCTGGGCCTGTCGCATCACACGACACTGAACGGCAAGACCGTTGTCAGCAATCCTACCAGGACCATATACGATAAGCTTGTCGAGTATCAGGAATGGGACATCTTAAGACTAACACTCAGACCGTAATGGAAACAGCAGATATTGACCGCTGGACTGTCATCAGCCAGGACGAACAGCAGATAGAATACACCACCGGCTCCCTGCAGGAGGCAAAGGATTACATCCGTAACCACTGCGGCGGGATACACGCTGACCTTATTGACGAGAGCAAAACTACACTGGTGTGGTGTAGCCAGAAGGATTCACTCGACAATCTTGACGCGATATGCGAGTAGGACTAATTGATGCCGATATGATGTGGCAGAAGCATGCCAATGGCAGACGTTACGGCAAGACGAAAGCTGATGTATTTCCAAACCTTGCATGCATGAAGCTGTCTGCTTGGCATAAGGCACAGGGCGACAGCGCGGAGTGGTATAATGCCTTTGATGGCTGGTATGACATTGTCTATGTCAGCAAGGTGTTCAGCAGCACTCCCGGCAAATTGGACTACATCAATGCCGACAAGGTTGTCTATGGTGGTAGCGGCTATGCAATCAAACTGATTAACAGCAAGGAGGTCTATGACACCGCCATTGACAAGCCCCTACCTTATGAGGTTGAGCATATCATGCCGGACTACAGCCTTTATCCTATGGTTAAGGATACCGCCATCGGATTCCTGACGCGCGGCTGCCCTCGTGCTTGCAACTTCTGCCACGTCGCCGCCAAGGAAGGCCGCAAGAGCGTGAAGGTTGCAGATCTGCCAGAGTGGTGGTCCGGGCAAAAGAACATAACTCTGTGTGACCCCAACATACTTGCATGCCGGGAATGGGAAGACCTCCTGCAGCAGCTCATTGACAGCAAGGCCCGCGTTGATTTCAACCAGGGACTTGACGCGCGGCTGCTTACGCCTGAGAAAGTTGACATGCTCAATCGCATTAAACTGAACGCAATCCATTTCGCCTGGGATGACTACAAACAAAAGGACAGCGTGCTTAAAGGGCTCCGGTGCTTCGTGGACAACTTCGGCCGTGAGCTGGAGAAATCACACTTTGCACAGGTTTTCGTGCTGACGAACTTCGACACCACACTGGAGCAGGATCTGGAGCGCATATATACGCTGCGAGACATGCACCTGGAACCATATGTCATGGTATATGACAAACCGCATGCCGCACCGGTCTATAAGAGCCTGCAGCGCTGGGTCAATATGAGAGCCATCTTTCACAAGGTCCCAACATTCGAGGAATATTCAAAAATCAAAGCTAAGGAGTAACGGATAACCTATTACACATTTTAAAGTATAAGTAAACATGAATATCAAAGGTAGGGTACATTGCTTCTTTGAGCAGTCAGGCACGTTCAAGAACGAGTTTATCAAGTTGGGTATTCCGGCAGAGGACTATGACATCCAAAATAACTTCGGCGAGACCGACCATGAGATAGACTTGTTCCATGAGATTGTGGAAGCATACAAGGGGGGAGACTGTCCGAAAACTATAGCCATATAAGTTGAGTTGTTCGGCAGTTCCATTTTCTTTTGTTATGTTATCGTTAATTAACCCTGTATCTTCTTGATTTACAGATATTTTACTACCTTTGTAGTAAGTTCAGAAGATAGGATATGGCATACAAAAAAGGTTCAGACAGACGACAGAGGGTTCTTTTCCCAGACTGCATTGACGAGTATGTGGAGGCAGACGCTCCAGTTCGCTTGTTTGATGCATTCGTTGACAACCTTGACATGGATACTCTCTGCTTTATGCGCAGCACTCCAGCAGAGACGGGTACTCCTGGTTACGACCCTCGCGATTTGCTTAAGCTCTACATCTACGGTTACTTCTATCAGGTCCGCTCATCACGCAAGCTTGCACGTGAATGCAAGTGCAACGTTGAGGTGATGTGGCTGCTCAGCAAGCTGACTCCCGACTTCCGTACTATCTCCGATTTCCGCAAGGATAACAAGGAGGCTATTACTAAAGTATATAAGGAGTTCAACAAGTTCTGCATG